TGAGCTCCTGTAGGTAATACTTGATCAACTTGAAATCGTATAATATGTCTCATTATAGTATAGGAATGAGCTATAGTAGTTCCAGATGTTTTAGTCTTTTCAGTACGAATACCAATATTCATTTTTTGATCGCCCGATCCTTCTGTACCTCCTCCGTCACCTGATCCAGATCTACATGCAAGAAAATTAGATTCATCTTGTTGTGAAACTGATTTACCTACTACAGATGTATTTGCTCCAGATCCTATTAAAACAGTTGTTGGCATTATGTTATCTCCTTTTTTGGGACATAATAATTAGTATTATCATATGTATAAGTATACTCTATAGGAACAGTATCAATTGTAACTATTTGATATTCTACATCTTCTATACCTAACATATTTCTAGAGTCATTAATATGATTATACCAACTCACTAACGAACCTGGTTTTGTAAATTTGGATATTTCATTTTTAATTTTAGATCTTGCTGTATTTTTAAAACAATGTAATAATTTTGTTTTGTTTATAAATACTCCATCATATTCAGGTAAATCCATTTCATAAAAACTACCAGTTACAATTGTTACATTTGATTTGTCTTTTGACCATTCAATTGCATGTTCATATGCTTTTTGTTGATCAATTATTATAGTATGTGAATTAATTGAATGTGATTGAATAAAATTTGCTGCCTGACACATTCCATAACCTATTTGTAATATGTCACCTCCATTTTGACAAATATATGCTGCACTTGCAGAAAAAGCATTTGCTTCCCATGTTCCTTCTAATATTTTACTACTACCACTTAAAATTACATTGTTTTCTTGCCATATTGGAACCCAGTCACTTGATAATGGATTTGCCATGGCAGAACCTGTCCAATTATTTGATAATGATCTTTCGTAACCATGTTCCATGTTATACTCCTGCTACCTGACTTATATTGGCCGCATCTATTCCTACGACTTCGCTTATATCTGAAACTCCTGCTACTGTATTACCATATCCGGTCTCTTGATATGTTACTGTGATAAACATATCTGTTACTCTATGACCTTGTGAATTTGGAGTTATTAATACTCTTAAATTGTCAAGAAAATTTGCAGTTAATTCAGTTGAACCATCAGTCTGGGCAGTGAAATCGGCGCTATCAAAAGTAGTTAAAGTAGTAGTAAATCCAACAGGTGGATTTCCTAGTAAAAAACCAGCATAAGCTCCACCTCCGTCCTCTGTTATCCGAACATCTACTACCGAGCCTGGTCTTCTATCTTGTTTGGCTCGAAAACTAAATACAAATTTATCAATTTTTGCTCCACTTAATCCAGATGTATTATCAAATGTACAAGTATAATTTGCAGTTTGTTGAGATTGAAATGCAAATGTTGAATCATCATTATCTCCAATTACAGTATGTATATTAGAACTAGGACTCATTCCTGCTTGTGATGTTGTTCCATCTGGTCTTAATATTTGTGTTGGCATATTATGATCTCAATATCCAAGTGTTATCTGGATTAAAATATATTGTATCACTTCCAAAATTCCATCCTACTACTCTTACTACATGTCCTGATGTTCCAGAAGAAACATGAGATGCAGAACCTGGTGATTCCAAATACAATGCACAACCGTTTTCTCCTCCTGGATCATATCCTATATTTGCCATACCTCTCATTAACATTCCATCACCTGATGAATTTGTTCCTACTGCTAATGCTAATGAAGATGATGCGTTACCATTTGATCCTGAATGTGCTAGCACCCATCCTGAACCTGTATGCGCATAAATTGCTCCAGCTACTGTTGTTGTATTTCCAAATTTAATTATATCTCCTTGTGCATTTCCAGTTGCAGAAATTGATGATGTTGAATATAAAATATTTCCTATTATATTTCCACTTGCACTTATATCACCTGATGCTGTTACTGAGCCATCTAATAATATATTAGCATTATTGCCTGACTTTCCAATATTAATTTTTTTTATATTAGTTGCTTGAGCAATACCTAATGCATCTGCAGTAGCATTATATTCTACAAAACTTTCACCTTTAATATTATAATTTTGAAAGTTTGCTATA